CATAACATTAGGATTTCCGAAGAAACTCTTAACCTTATCGAACAAATTAGAAACCATATTTGACAAGCTACGATTATAGTTCGCAGTTACTTTGTGACTCTCGTATACGGTGAGCATCAATCCCGGCACGAATACTATTCTCTTTTTATCCGTCGAAACCTGTCACACCCATTGGTAAAACGTATTACATAAATTGGTGGATGTGGCGGCATCGAAGCCGCGTCCGAATAACTTTCAAATAATGGTTGACGTGCGTAGCCTAAACCTTAAATCTTATTAATCAAGTTGTTAATATCAGCAGAAACAGCTTTCTCATCCCTTACTACGACGTTCTCCGCTACCGCAGCCTTTGCTTCCAAGTTACTAATAATAAGCTTAAATCCTGCTACCTTTTCCTCTAGTCCCTCTTTTTCAGCCTTTACTTGCTTCAGTAGCTTTGTTTCGTATAAAGAGTCTACGATTCCTCCTGCTACAAAGGCTAATCCAATACAAACAAATTCTAATACCATTTATTCTCCTTGTACATATTTAGGGTCGCCACAGTCTTTGTTGGCTTCCTCCACCAGTCCATTTTTAGATTGGACAATCTTTCCCCGCTCCATTCCATTTTTAGATTGGACAATCTTTCCTCGTTTTATTAGTTCTTTACGTGATACCGTTCTTTCAAACTTGTTTTCTTTAATACTTAACTTCAAGTATTTTTGCTTCGGTTTGTTAGCCTCTAGTCGCTCTTTATGAGCTTTAGTTACATTATAACAGAACTCGGCTACTTCTGTCAACTGTTCTATATCAAAAACATTATTTAACGGAAAAAAAGAATAACCGTAATGTGTTCCAAACCACTGTATATAACCTAATAATGATCTATTAGTACGGGAGTATACACTAAACTTCTTTGTCTTTCCTCCCATTACGGCTGGCCCCTCGTCTCGGTATGACATGCGCTTACCATCAACCCACGCTTTGTCTATCCTTGTAAAGGTAGGGACCAGCCGCTCTTTTAGATTCATCTTTCTCACTCACTAAGACCATTATACTATGATCTTTCCTCTCTTGTCAAGCTCTTTTTTACGCTTTTTAATACTTTTTATCACTTTTTTCGGAATTTTGAGGCGCTTTTTGTTGGGCTTAGGACATTTTTTATGAAATTTAAGTATCTCATTTACTATATACCCTAAAAGATAAGCCTCAGTTTCGTAGTCTTTTACATGATACCACGAACACATTCTCTGTACAACATGTAATGCCTCATGAACTACTTCGTCAATATTAGGATCATATCCAAAAAAAACAGTTGCTAACGAGTCTTCTGGATGTTTACTGTGTAAAGCCACTACACCCTGCATGTCGCCCCATTCATAATCTTCTGGATAAATGTCCTTAATCTTTTGTATAGAACCTTCTATACTAGTTGTAAATACTATAAACAACGTATACCCAAAAGGCTCTATAATAAGTTCCTTTTTATTTTCTATCAACATTGTATAGGTGTCTTCCATAGTTCCTTTATTTCTTCCAGCACGGCCCTAAATTATACTCCGATTCCATTATTACATATTTCATCTTAGTAGCGGCTGCTCTGCGAAAAGCGTCTTGTACTAATTGAGCAACCTTTTCAGAGTGAAGTTTTGGTACAAGTATTACTAACTCATCGTGAACCATTTTTAGTATTTTGGCTCCGTAAAGCGGTAAAGTATGCCACAAATAAGCTACTCCATTTTTATCAAATCCGCAACCCATTGCTAATTTAATGATAGTTGCATTACAAGATTGAATTCTATGATTCTTTCCCTGCCTCTCTACGCTTCCTCGTAGCGACCACTTAGCACTATTGAGTTCTTTACTATTTGGCGCTCTATGCGTTAGTTCGTAAAGTTCTTCTTCTGTTGGTTTTCTATTAAACTCTTTATAGGAAGCCCCAGTATTTACTTTCTTACCCGTTAGTTCGTAAAGTTCTTCATCTATTAGTGGTATATCTTCATTAAACGCTTTATAGAAAGCCTCAATATTTGCCTTCTGACGATCTTCCGGCAGCAATAGAGGGTTTTCATCTTTTTTATCTTTTCCTTTTTGTATTGCTTTCTTGATTTGTGCTGCTCTGTCGTTGGGGTCAGGGAATATTCTTCTCCTTCCAAACATATCAAAGGATTTAAGAGTCTCTAATGCTTTTGCTCCCGATTCGTCGATATAGTCCCAAATGTACGGAAACAACTCTCGGTGTTTATCAAGTAGCTTTTTAGTTTCTAATAAAGACTTGTTAATCTGGACTGATAGTTTTTCTGGACCGATGCCATAAGGAATACCGAAGTTTGTAGGCTTCATGGCGTTACGTAATTTGTTATGCTCTGGGCATTTACACTTTTTCTTAGCGAATTCTCCGTTTTCACTTTTCTTATAAAAGCTGCACCCTTCTACTGTGTATACCTTCCACAGAATATCATTTATTAATTCTGTACAAACCGAGTGAACGTCTTGATCTTTACTAAACGCTTCTATCCAAATAGGGTCATGCGCTTCCTCTGCTAAAATACGTAATTCCGCGCCCGACATATCAATTGTTAATAATTCGTAACCATCAGGAAAAATTTCATTGGGCGGGTCAGCCACAAAGCATGACCGAACGTTGGTGTCTTGTGGTAAATTTTGTGCGTTAGGTTGACTACTAGAACTTCTACCAGTAGCAGCATCGTATTGATTAAATCTACAGTGTAGTCTTCCGTCTCCGGGGTGTAACCATCCTTCTTCTTTGCAGGGATGGGTTTTCCATTGCATTGCCCACTGATCGCCATACGTGCCAATAGACTTTGATAACCCATGGTATTTACGAATAGCTCCCATTACAGGAATAGTTTTTTCATATTCCTCAAGGGTTATGTCCTTCATGTTGTCAAGATTTGCTAACGACGGTATATGCTCTTTAAGAATATCACGCAATTGGGCATCCGAACCATAGTTGACAAGTGCTTCGCCTTCGCACTTATCAGCAAGGTTCTTTAACTTGGTTCTCTGCTTCTTCATATTAGAGCACAACTCTTTTAGAGGCTCTTTTTGTGATTTCCTAAGAAGTTCTTTTTCTAAGAGAGCTTTTTCTAATGCGTCATAGGGTATCTTTAGCTTTTTATGCTCTCTTATTTTTGCTTTTAATTCAAGTTCTTCGTCGGTTGGTATATTATACGATTTCCAAAGTTGCTCCGCTTTGTTAATTTCTTCGTCAGAATACGTATTATATTTTGACCCTACCCACGGTAAAAAAACTGGGTCGAGTTCATTTTTAATTAGTTCTTCTAGTTCTGCCTTGGACTTATTGACATTATTTGTCCATTTGTCAGTATCTAGTAATTCTCCATGAACGTGCATATCCTGAAAAACACCAACCGCGTCGTTTTCGATTTGGCAAATTTCTTCTAAATTGTCTCCTAGTATTCTTGGGTCTAGCCCTACTTTACGAAAATTATTATGATATTTACCAGAAATTATTATATCCTGATATGCTTTTAGGCTAATTGGTAGTCGTGTATCCAGCGCAGCGTAGTGTACTTGCTCTTGCGTTAAAGGTGTCACAAGGTCGAATGAAGTCTGTAATGTCTTATCTACACTATAATTGAAGTAACGATTAACCATTTCATCCATGCTAAAAAACCCATAGTCTTTCAAACTATGGAGGCCAGCATAGATACATCGTTCTACGACTGAGCAATCATAAAAGCCTAATGTGCGGATTCCAAAGTTCCAGTAAAACGTAATATACTCAAACGCGAGGTTAACGCCAACTTTTTTACATTCATAGTTTGTAAGATATGGTATAAAAACATCTAGTACAGGTTTTAACTTATTAATGTTTTTACCGTATTCACCTTGCTCATTAAATAATATATCAGAATCATAATCGCAAAAAGCAAGAAGGTCTACTACATATTGCTCTTGTTGGTTGCCAACTTGAATCGTCCTGCATTTGCGCCAGTAATAATCGTCCTTAACGTCGGTTTCAATATCCCACCCGAACACACTACCTGACCGGGCTAGAAAGTTTGACACTAGTTCTAGCTCGGTTGCGTCCGTCACGAATGTAACGTTTAGGGGAGGGTTTAATACCAATGGAGGGTATTTTGTATTCGTCGTTACTAGATTTAAATCCGGTTCTTCAAAGTGGTAATCCATTACTTTTTAATCCCTTTCTAAATTATTTGGGTGGCAATACCGCCACTCCGCATCTCGTTATCAAAGACTCTCAGTTTCGCGCTGACTGGTTTTCAGTGAGGTTGTTAAGAGTTTTTCACGATATTAAGCGAACACGAGATAACCCCATTCGCTACTTCCACCCATAACCCTATTATACCAAGTCTAAACTCTTTTGTCAACCCCTTGACAAATATTTCATTCTGTGTTATCATACAAGTATGAGGATGCTTAAATTACATTTTGATGGTTCCTGTTGGCCGAACCCCGGTGGAAAAGCCGGATATGGTTTCATTGTATCGGAAAGTGGTGAAGTTGTCAAGTCCGAAACAGGATCGGTTGGTAATGGACCACGAATGACCAATAACCTTGCAGAATTCGAGGCGCTTTACAAAGGCTTAGAATGGATAAATATTCGATACGGCGCAAATTCCATTACAGGAACAGCTTTTCATAACCCCGACAAATACCTATTAAATGTTTATGGTGATTCTCAGCTTATCATAAATATAGCTAAAGGAAGGTATCGGGCCACTCCGGGTAAACTTTACTACCCCGCATACGAACGTGCTAATAATGTTTTGAAAGAAATGCGCCGTCAAAAGAACATTATTATTTTTGATTGGGTTCCACGAGCGCAAAACAAAGAAGCTGACAAAATTAGTAGAGTCTAAATTATTTTAAAATATTTCTCAAAACCCCTTGACAAATTATTGATTGTTTGGTAGAATAGTATTAATCGTCTAGTTTGTACTATAGCGATACAGCAGTCAGTAATATTAAACGTCAAGAGGTTCTGGTTAAAACCAGTTTTCCCGGCAACGTGTAGGTTTGATCCTACGCTCCTATCAAACGGAGAGACGCAAGGGCTATTAAAACGTTCCGTAAAGGCGGAAGGCGGGCGTCCGGGTATAAATGTCTAAAAGGTAAAAACCTCACAAAACGGATATGATGATAACAATCCCGTTAACCCTATGCGTAGGATAATTGGGGGCTAGGCTCATATTGATATTGCTACCCAATAGGGGTATGTTCCTCTTATGGTCCCATTTAATAGACTATCTATATAAGAAATACATTAGATTATGCTATTCCTTTGGTTCCGTAAGACAAGACATAGGAAAGCCCTTAGTGTCTCTAAAAATAAGTATTAAGAAAAAGTAGTATAGTATTTCTAAATTCAAGATTTAAGGAAAGGCTTTTTGGGAAATTCTTTTAATTATTTATATACAATAGAATCAATAACTTACAATGCTTTAACACCATAAGTAGTATCAATAACTATTGACACCTATGTTATACTGGTAACAGACATAGTGACTCGGAAACGATACTAAGAAAAGGGCGGTGGCCTCCTCCTATATGCTCCCGCATATACCACCGCTCCTAATTTATGGAGTAGCATATTGTTAATTCCTTTCTTAATATGCTACTCCATTTTGAGGAGAATAGAGTTTTTGCACTACCTGTGTATTTAATACACTTAATAGAGTAGTAATACCCCGAATGGGGTAATTTTAAAATCGCTAGGATCATTATGTCTTATACGGTATATAAAGTTCAAATAAAGAAATCTACTTTGGCATCTTTCCGCCGCAGAGCAATCCGTTCTAAAAAAGAAATTTTAGCATATTTGGTAGGGTATGTTAGTGATAATATATTTGTAGTAATAGAGGTAGCTTACACAAAGAAGTATGAAATTTCTACGCCAGAAAATGTAAAGTGGTTTGACAAAGACTACTATAAAGTTTTAGCAGACGCCCAAAAACAAGATTTAGACATTATTGGAGACATTCATTCCCACCCTAATTGCGATGCCATTATGAGTGAGGCTGACTATAACGGTACGGCTTTAGGAAACGTATGTGGAATATGTGCCGTCTATAAAACACCCAAAAACAACAATAGAAGTTTAATACGTTTTTGGGTTAAAAATAGCGCATTGTGCTGCGATTTAGAATATTTACAGGAATAGTAATATAACTACGATAACTCTGGAGGGAGTAAACAGTTAATGGAAAAACAGGAAAAGATTAAAAATGCTCATTGGTATAAACGTGTGCTTAACCGAATATGCCTAGACGAGCGACTAACACCTAATAGACGTTTACTTGCTGCGATACTCGGTATGCACATGGATGCAATATCCCGCGAAGATAGAATGCTTTATACAGCAATCCTTCTTGGAGAGTTTGTTAGTAGAAACGGACTAAAGATTTACGACAGTGCGGATCAAAAGTTTGGACCCAATGAAAGAACAAACATAGAACTAGCCGCCGACGCCGCCATAAAGGATGTTTTTAGTAGTTTGTTTAGTGGTGACGCTTTTAACGGAGAAAACGATGCAGCCACAGTTTAAAGTAGACTACACACAAACTAAAGGCTTTGCAGATGTATACACAGTAAATGGATTAGCAATTCCGATAACTCCCCCATATATCCAGTTTGCCACAGATTTTGCTAATATTGTACTAGCTAATTTTATAGCGCACGCGCAACGGGCCGCACAAATCGCAGCAGAGAAAAGAGTTATAGCGCAAGATAAAAAGCCTCTAATCATAGAGGGGTAATATGGTAACCAGAAGTGCTTTGCAAAGCACATTAAGAAGGATAAGATGCTCTATAGAGTATATTTTAATAGAAGTGCTGATTTCCCGCTAATATGGTCTTTCGACGAAGGGGATACTTCTACAGAAGTTTTAGTAACAGATTTTGTCATAGATAATTGTGTAGTTACTAGTGCTTACGATCCCAACGGAGATAACATAAACACCCCCAAAGGATACTTGAGGGTAGATGCTGAATTTATGTTAATAGAAGACGATATAGTATATTTTTATTAAGTGGGCGGGTGTTCGGTAAGGGGAACCTTCTGCGCTTGCAACGCGGCGATGAGAGTTCGATTCTCTCCTTGTCCACCAAATTATGTCTGTGTGTAGTGTAAAGGCTGCACCTGTGTTTTGGGAACATATAGTGGAGGTTCAAGTCCTCCCACGCAGACCATTTAGACCATCTTAGGAGTGTAATGCGTTTTCTTTATTTTATTCTTGCGTTTTTGCTTACAATTCCTTGCGCTGCACAAACATGGTCTGGAGTTATATCAACAGGTCGCGCAATTGATTGGTCAAATGCTGGAGTAAGTGGCGGAATTCCGTCCGGCTCTTGGACACAATGCGGCTCTACTATATCCGCAGGAGCATCGGCTTCTACTATAAATACTGCTATCGCTGCGTGTGGAACCAACCAATACGTTCTTTTAGGTGCTGGTACTTTTAACTTAACATCTGGTTTAATATTCGATGTGGTTAATAATGTTGCTCTAAGAGGAGCAGGAGCTAATCAAACTTTATTAGTTTTTACCGGCTCAGCGTCTTGTCAAGGTTTGACAGCTTTAATTTGTTTTGAATCTTCCGATACTAATTATTATGGTGCTCCTTCCAACATTGCTAATTGGACAGCAGGGTATTCGGCGGGAAGCACAAGTTTAACTCTTTCTAGTACAACTAATTTAGCTGTAGGCAGTCCGATAACACTCGATCAACTCGATGATACTTCTGTGCTCTTAAACGTAAGTGGTAATTGGACGAATACATCGGGCAACGTTTGGCAAGTTACAGAGTCCACTATTACTCCCATACAGGTTGAGTTTAATGGAACTGTAGGAACATCTGTAGGCTCTATTGGTGCGGTTACGTCTACTAATGATTGGTACTATACGGGTACTACCTTATATGTTTACTCTACAAGCAACCCCGCATCAGCTTTTAGTAGTCCGGGTGTAGTAGCTACAACAGACCCCGGAATGGGTGTTTTCGTATGTTATACTCCAACCGGCGTGTGTTCTACTGGGTCGGCTGGCGGAGCAGGTGATAACGGCGGTGGACCAAGAACAGGTAGGAGTCAACAGCAGTTAGTGACCGTTACTAGTATCTCTGGAAGTGGGCCTTATACAATAGGAATATCTCCCGGTCTATATATGCCAAACTGGGCTTCTGGAAAAACCCCTCAAGCTTGGTGGGCTACCCATCCCATATCCAATTCTGGCGTAGAGAATCTAAGTATTGATGGAACATCGGCTAGTGCTTCAATGAATGTACAGATATTCAATTGCAAAGGCTGTTGGGTTAAAGGCGTTAGGTCAATCGACCCCGGACGCTCCCATGTCCAGATGCTACAGTCTGTACACATAACAATTCAAGATAGTTATTTTTATATAAACCAATCCGATGTTACAGCGGCTTACGGCATTGAGGCCATACCCGCTAGCGACTCATTGATTCAGAATAATATATTTGAAGCAGTAACGGCTCCTTATACTGCTAATGGTAGTTGCTCCGGTTGTGTTTTTGCTTATAACTTTGATGTTAATGAAAAATTCGACACAGTTGGTAGTCCTACTTTTCAAAACCAATCTGGTTTTACTCACGCAGTAGGTGACGAAAATATACTATTTGAGGGAAACCAAGGTACCGGGTTTTACTCTGATAATTTCCACGGAAGTCATCATTTTATTACATTTTTTAGAAACTCTTATAGCGGTTTTCAGCAAAATAATGGAACCATTACTACAAACCCTTTAACACCAATTATTATAAATGCCTTTAGTCGTTTTTATAATGTGATTGGAAATGTTCTAGGTTCTGTAGCTATATCAAATATTTACGAAAACACAACATCTGACGCCAATAGTGGAAATGCTATTTATAGTGTAGGGTTTGGTGATTTAGTCCCAAACGACTCAAATACTACTTTAAGTTTAATGCGATGGGGTAACTACACCGCCATAACGCAATCCTCAGATACTCCTGCAAATTCTGGCATTAGGTTTGTTTCTTCTGAAGTTCCTAGTGGAATAACAGCTTACCCTAATTCTGTTCCTAGTAATAACACATTACCTGCTAGTTTTTATTTATCATCCAAACCCGCATGGTGGCCTTCAGCTAAACCTTGGCCTTCGATTGGTCCAGATGTTACTAGCGGCAATTTATTAATGTGTACTAGTGGTACTTATAAAGGCGGGTTTGTACTTAGTAGTGGTTCGTGTACTAGCGGATCGGGATCAAATGCTTATAACGGCCACGCATATACAATTCCAGCGGCAGATTGTTATATTAGTACGATGGGAGGAAATCCCATAGGAACTAGCGGTTTGCTAACTTTTAATGCTAGCACTTGTTACACTGTAACTAGTGGCGCTGTTGGTATTACAGGAAATGTAACGTTTAGTGGAAAAGCGTCTATTACCAACTAAGAGGATTATGGTTGAAGTTCATGATAATATCTTTGTAGGTAGTGATTTAGATTTTACCAAAATAGCGCATAGAGACGGTTGGAGTTGTTTACGGTGTTGTAAGTTTGGACAAAGTGGACATAAAGAGTTACTAGGTTATTCTACTCAAGCCGCACCGGAAGGACCAAATAAATTTGTAGTAGTTCGCGGTGATAGGCTAATGGCCCTTAATCTGTTGGACCTAGACGATCCTAATTATGTAAATAAAGACATGATAAAGATAGGACTAGCGTTTATCAAATACAGGCTAGAGCAGGGTGATAAGGTTTTAGTTGCGTGTAATAAAGGACACAGTAGAGGACCAAGTGTTGCTCTAATGTTCTTAAGAAGTATTGGCGACATGCCTAGAGGCTTTATTCAAGCCGAGAAAGTATTTCGTACATTATACCCAGAGTATTCACCAAAATCAGGTATTAGACAGTTTTCAAGAGACGTGTGGGATGAAATAGCCCCTAAAGAATATACAGGAGAATAAATGGCAAAAGAAGATATTTATAAAGGTGCTACAAAGTCTTTAGGAGGCTCTAGCAAATCACCAAAGAAAGAAGTTCGTAGTATTCATACCGAAAAGGGTGCAAGTGGCGGATATATTCATACCCACTCTCATACTCATCCCGAACACCACCCTGACGAGAAGCACGTTTCTAAGAATCAGGATGATATGGTAGCTCACATGCTACAGCACATGGGAACGCCTAACCCCGGAGAAGACGCTACAAACGGCATAGAAGGAGCTACAGGCGCTACTCCTGACGCCAACCTTGGCGGTGGTGCTCCACAGGCTAGTCAGCCCACGCCGGGCGGTGCTCCTGCAACGGCTCCCCCAACCCCCGCAGGAATTTAATATGGCTAAAGAACCTGAGCATAAAGAATCTGATATGTCATTTCACCGTTCAATGGCCGGACTGAAAAAAGGCGGCTTGCATCGTGCGTTAGGCATTGACCCCAACGAAAAGATTCCTAAAGATAGAATAAAAGAGGCTAAAAATAGCGATAACCCGCATGTACGGTCAATGGCTGTTATGGCAGATAATATGTCACATTGGAAGTAACGTGGTGAGGGATAATGCGAATTGAAAAACTCAGAAATTTATACAACAGTTGCAGAGCTAACGCGCATTATCAGTTTCGTGAACTTTCCGAAGCAGACTTACTAATATCAGCAAAAAAAGCCTTTTCTAAATTAACAGAAAAACAAAAAGAAACAGTTGCTAAAAGTTGGCACAGTTATCTTGTGAGAATAGGGGAAAAACCAACCCAAGATAGTGCCGATGAACTTCTAAAACTCCGTTACCTCGCACAAACTAATTTATATTTTTTGTGCCATTTGTTAGAAAAATACTCACAAACTACAGCGTTTACTCATGAAGAGATATGTAATGATTTCTTCACTAGAAAAGACCCTACTTACTTAACTTTTGAACAATTCGCCAACAGTTACACAGACCTCAAGGAGAAGCTATTACTTGTCCCTAGAGGCGGATTTAAATCCAGTATTGATATGGCAGATTGTATTCAGTGGTTTATATGCTTTCCTTCCATTACAGTTTTAATTCTTACAGGCGTTTACCGTCTAGCTAGGGATTTCGTAGGTGAGGTTAGAAAGCATTGTACTTTAGAAGAAACCGGAGAACTGTTACCAAATGGTAAACCCGCTTACGGACCCGCTAAGCTACAAGATAAAGAAACCGGAGAATGGTCTGATAGTTGTTTCCAAGTATTGTTTCCAGAACATTGCATTAAACCCGGAGAAGGCACAGAGCTAGAGTTTCAAACCCCTGCCGCCGATGACGATAAAGAACCTACAATCCAAGCCGGTTCTATTGAACAGGCTCTAGTTGGTTCTCACTATTGTGTAATGAAGTTAGATGACGTTGTTACTAACGAAAACAGTAAAAACATAAATCGTATTAAAGACGTAAACAAGCAGATAAGTATTAATAAAGCTATGTTGCATCCGTTTGGGTTCTTTGATGTTATAGGAACTTGGTACGATGAAAATGATTTTTATGGATCGACCATTAAGCGTGAAGAAAAGTTTGCTATTAAGAATGGCTATACTGATAACATTAAAGGTAGTGTAGATAGCGGAAGATTTAACAGTAGCGTACAATTTAAGGTTTATCTTAGGGCTTGTTGGTGGCCTAACGAAGCGGCTATTGCGGCTGGTAAAATTGAAGAGGAACTGAAAAAAGAGGATTATGTTCTTTGGTTTCCTGAGAGACTTAATTATGAGTTTCTTATTAAAGAACAAATGAACGATACCGACGAAGACCAAGACGGAGATACCGGCTACTTCGCTATTAAGTATCTTAATAATCCCAGAAAGATAAACAAGGTTAAGTTTCCTAAAGAATTACTGCTTCGTAGAACCATTCCGCATAGAGAGTTTCCGGGTCAAGGAATTATGGTGACAACAATTGACACCGCGTACTCTACAAAAGCATGGGCAGATTATACAGTTATATTAACTGCTTTGATTCATGGTGGTAGATTCTATATTGTAAACATGGTTCGTGGAAGATTTAACGAGTTTGAACTTCCATCTGTTATTGCAAATACGGCTTTTAAGTGGAAGCCACGTAGAATTGCCATAGAAGATTCTGTAGGCGTTAAGTGGATGTCTCGTGAACTGCGTCGGGAAATGGATAAACTTCGTATAAGTATTCCAGTAGAGTTTTGTTCTCTCGGATTTGGAAGTAAGCTGCGATCCAAGATGTTAAAAGCTAAACCTGTTCTTAGGTTACTAGGCGACGAGCGTATGTATTTTCTTAATTCCTGCGAAGGGTTAGAAGAAATATACAATGAAATGGAAAAGTTTACAGGAACTAGTGACGATGCCCATGATGACATTGTTAGTGCGCTATCATTGATGACAGAGCAATTTGGCGGTTATGCTGATATGGACGCTAGAGTTAATTCTGTAAACATGGAATACATAGCCAGTAGGCAGGACCAAGCGCGTCATGATCTTATATATGGCTTAGGAAAGTATTCAAGGTACAATAGTAATAATAGTATAGATGAAAATCCTGTAACTACTTTTGAAAGGGAGCAATCAAGCTATTCACAAGCTCCTCCATATAACGACCCGTTTAGGGATTTGTTTTAGTAACTCATTTTTTGTGCGTCATGGACGCACGTTTGGAGGTATTCATGTGCCAATTAAAAGCTATGAAGATTACCGCAAAACTATTTGTGACAATTTTTTAGTGGGTTTTCCAGAAGAAGTTTTGTTTTCAAGAGCCTTCGCAGAATGGTTATTAGATGAGCATTGTAAACTGCTAGAGCGTTACGCTCTATATCAGTTGTTTAAGAAAGAGGTTTACTATTAGGAGAAACATTATGAAGTTACAAAAGGGGGATGATGGCTCTATTAACAGAGAATAGTGGAAATCCTTTTAGAACATTAGACCCACAAGACTATAAAAGCGATGGGCAATTAAAGACCCTTGGTGCGGAACTGGCTCTTGTAGTAGGAAGTGCTGCTAAGTCCGAAGCCTTCATTCAAGATAAACAGTGGTCGCTTTTGTGGAGAGATGCCGACCTTGTGTTTCAAAGCCCTAGACCTATGACAGTGTTTGAAAATACCTTAACATAATGGGGGCATACTATTGAGAAGTAGATATGCGAATTCTCTCTGATTGACTTGGACGCTGAAATGCTAACAGGGCGCAAGCGTAATGGCAGCGTGAACGACTAAGCGAGAGAACATCCTTTGGGATGATGCGATAGTCTGATCTTATAGGAATAAAAACTATAAGCTAACACAAATGACATACTCGAACCAAACGTCAGCAGGTTTACAGTAGCAAAGGTGGTTAACAGTATTGTGCCACAGCTTTATAAGGGTTTGTTTTATCAAGACCCTCCAATGATAATTCGTCCTAGACCCGGAACATCTCAAGAAATAACAGATGCTAAGACTTTTTTGTTTTCTTCAGTTTTGGATTCTGCTAACTTTAAAGAAGAGACTAAAATTGGACTAGAACAAATGGCTCATTTGGGCACAGGTATATGGAAATGGGGTATTAGATACGAAGAAATCATTACTAGAAAGCGTGTAGCGACTGTTAGTAAAATAACAGCAGGTCCAGTAGGTGCTCAAGAAACGGCTCTATTACCTACCGATTCTCCCCCAAGTATTCAAACAAGTACGAGAATAGCTCCTAGAGTGTACTTTGAAAGCCGCGAAGTTAGCAAAGTTTTAATTGATCCTCATACCCCCGTAGGAGATATTCGTAAGTCTTCTTATGCTATAGATATTCGTTATATGGATTTCTATGAGATGAAGATTTTACGAGACGCTATAAAAGAACTACCAGAGGGTCATCCCGAAAAAGAAGGATGGGATTTACCACAAACGGATAGTGAACTAATGTCTTGGTGGATGCCTCCGGTAGAAGATACCCCCGTTCTTAGTACAGACCAAGCCACATATTCAGAGGGTGTTGTTCACCATTCAGAAAAGTTACAAGTTAATACTTCTCCTGATTTGCTTTTTAAGAAATTAGAAGTGTTAGAGTATTGGGACAAACGCAAACAAGTTCATGTTGTAGCTCGCAAAAAAGTAATAAAGTCTGGTAAAAATCCTTATGGAGTTACGCCATTCTTATCCTCTAATTGGTGGAATCGTCCCAAATCTTTCTACGGAATGGGACTAGGGTTAATTGTTGGACAGAACCAGCGCGTAGATCAGGGTACTATTAATGCCATTCTAAAGATTTTGTCATTTGGTGTCAACCCTATTTATCTCCGTAAGCGAGACTCAAACACACCCACACAAATGATAGGAACAGGGATAGGTAAGATATTAACAGTTGATACTGAGGTTGATAAGAGCTACAAACTCTTAGATATGCCGAAAGTTCCTGCCGAAGTTTGGAGTGCGTTAGCCGAATCTGAAAAAGCTACAGAAAGTAGCTCAGGTGCCGAC